ATATAGAGTGATGCGTTATGGCAATTGACAAACAGGTTCAACCGCAACCGTTACCAACGGAAATTCCCACAGATGGACCAATAGAGATAGAACTAGAACTTCCAATGCAAGAAGGCGAAGAGTTCGCCGATGTTTTAGAAATGCCTCAAGGTGAAAATTTTAGTGAAAATTTAGCAGATGCTTTAGACCAAGATGTTTTAGGAATGCTTTCTACCGAACTTGTTCGTCTTTATGAAGAAGACAAAGAGTCTAGAAAGGATTGGTACGATGCTTTTAGTAAGGGACTAGATTTATTAGGAATTAAAAGTCAAGAACGAACGCAACCTTTTCAAGGAGCAAGTGGTGTTGACCACCCTATACTTGCAGAAGCAGTAACTCAATTTCAAGCTCAAGCCTATAAAGAACTTCTACCTCCAGGTGGACCAGTACAAGTGCAAGTTGTTGGTGATCAAAACCCTGAGATCTCTACACAGTCGACTCGCGTTAAAGAATTCATGAACTATCAGATCAGCCACGTTATGGAAGAATACGATCCAGAGATGGATTCAATGCTTTTTTACCTACCGCTTTCTGGCAGTGCGTTTAAAAAGATTTATTTCGATATGATGTTAGACCGTGCGGTCAGTGAGTTTGTTAAAGCAGAAGACTTAGTTGTTAGTTACTCTACGACTGATTTATCTACTTCACCGCGTGTCACACACGTGATGAACATGACTAAAAACGATTTGCTTAAAATGCAATTAAACGGCACATACAGCGATGTTGATTTAATGCAGAATCCTGGATCAGTGGTTCCGAACGAAGTTCAAGAAAAAATTGAAGAACTTGAAGGGCTAACTGGAACGTACACAGAAAATAACGAACTCTACACGATACTAGAAATGCATGTTGATTTAAGACTAACGGAAATAGAAGACCATGGTTTCGCTTGTCCGTATATTGTAACAGTTTGTGAAGACATGAATCAAATATTGGCTATCCGACGTAACTGGGAGGAGGGCGATACTCTTTATAAAAAAGTAGATTACTTCGTTCAGTATAAGTTCCTGCCAGGATTAGGGTTCTACGGTTTCGGACTTATCCACATGATCGGTGGTCTAACTAAATCAGTAACAGCAATACTAAGGCAACTTATCGATGCTGGTACTTTAGCTAATCTCCCTGCAGGGTTTAAGGCTCGTGGGATGCGAATACAAGGCGAAGACGAGCCACTGCAACCTGGAGAATTTAGAGACGTTGATGTAGCAGGCGCTACAATTAAAGATTCGTTATTACCCCTACCCTATAAAGAACCATCAGCGGTGTTGTCTCAATTGTTGGGTCTTTTGGTTGATTCGGGCAGAAGGTTTGCTTCTATTGCAGATATGCAGATCGGAGATGTCGGAAGCCAACAGATGCCAGTCGGTACGACAATAGCAATGTTAGAGCGTGGAACTAAGGTCATGTCGGCTATACATAAACGCTTACATTTTGCACAGAAAAAAGAATTTAAGTTACTTGCTAAGGTTTATTCTAAATACCTGCCACCTGAGTACCCATACATGACAGAGGGTGGACAACAGGTCGTCATGGCACAAGATTTTGACGATCGTATAGATGTTTTACCAGTTAGCGATCCAAATATTTTCTCAATGGCTCAAAGGGTGTTGATTGCACAGCAGCAACTACAGATGGCACAAGCTGCACCAGAAATACACAACCTACAAGAAGCATATCGTCGAGTTTACGAAGCACTTGAGATAAAAAACCCACAAACACTATTTAAACAAGAACAACAAGTTCCACCAAGAGACCCAATCAGTGAAGAACAAGCAGCCATGATGGGACAACCGATTAAAGCATTCGAATGGCAAGACCATGAAGCATATATTGCTGCACACTCTTCTTTTATGCAAAACCCAATGTCGCAGCAAAACCCAATGGTTGGGCAAACACTTAGTGCTAATATACAAGAACATCAATCAATGTTGTATAAACTTCAAATCGAAGAATCGATGGGACAACCACTGCCACCGTTAGACCAGTTACAGCAAATGCCACCTGAGCAATCACAACAAATAATGAATGAAATTGCTCAAGCAGCAACTAAAGCTACAGCAGAAGTAACGGGCAAGGCTCAAGCATTGGCTAAAGCTGAAGAACTACAAAGACTTGACCCAGTTATCGAGCTTCAAAAAGCCGAAATAAAACAGAAAGCAGAAGCCTCTGATCAAAAAACGGAAACTGAAAGACAAAGAATTGAATCTCAAGAAGCTATAGCAGAAATGAAAATTGCAGCAGACAGAGAGAAAAACGTACAGAGCTCTATACTCGAAGCAGATAGAACTTATGCAGATATTTTAAATACTGTCCGAGAAGCGGACGAAAGAACTAGAGGAGAATAAAATGGACAAGAAGTCTAAACTATACCCTGGACCACAGAAAAACCCAGTCAAGCTGAACACAGAAGGCGATGGAGAAATAAAAGCGGTAAAAGGGAAAGTTAAAGGTGGCGGTGCTGCTACTAAAGGACTTAGTTTTATCCAATGGGTTAAAGAATAACTTATGGATTGGCTAACTGCGACTGAATTTTTATTAAAACAGTCTCGTAAACGACAAGAAGAGTTAAAAACTACTCTCGTTAATGGTGGTGCTGCAGACTACACACAATACCAACATTTAATAGGTGAGATAAAAGGTTTGAATTTTATAGAAAATGAAATAATTGGATTACACAAAAGAATGGAGACAGCAGATGAAGAATGAAGCGCAAAAACCTAAGAAGGAGATACCTCCTTTCGTTTCTAATTTTGGTTCTGAAGAAACAGAACCAGAACCAACAAGTTTTACACCAGATGACCTAAAGAAGGACAGTACGCTGTCTCAAAAACTTCCTCGACCAACAGGTTATCGCATGCTAATTTTACCTTTTGCCCCTTCTCAGACGACAAAAGGTGGAATCTATCTGGCTAAACAAACTGTAGACCGAGAGCGTCTAACTACAGTAGTGGGTTATGTTGTAGCCCTCGGACCAGATGCTTACGGAGACCCAAATAAATTCCCAGAAGGCGCTTGGTGCCAAGCGGGAGATTGGGTTATTTTTGGACGCTACGCAGGTGCCCGAATCCAAATTGATGGTGGTGACTTGCGTCTTTTAAACGACGATGAAATTTTAGCATTGATAGATGACCCCGAAGATATACTCGGGGGATAATTCTTTACTCTTGCAAAAATTCACGCTAAACTCAAAAACATTACATGGAGGAGACCATGCCAGAAGAAACTGAAAACTTAGAAAAAGAAATAGAGATCCCTAACGAGGAAGAAACTGAAGAAATTGAAGTTGAAGCATCCGCCGAAGCCTCAGGGGAACATGAAGAAGAAATAGATAAGTATAGCGACAAGGTTCAAAAACGAATCGATAAACTTACCTATAATCAACGAGAAGCCGAAAGACAAAGAGACGAAGCTCTCCGAGTTGCTCAAACACTACAAGGTAAAGTTAGAGAATATGAAGCGAAAGCTGAAGAAAACAGCCAAGCCTTGTTTAAAGAGTACAACGGAAGAGTTAATTCGGAGTTAGAAAAAGCTAAAGACGATTATCGGAAAGCTGTTGAAGGAGGAGACGTTGATACTCAAGTAAGTCTTCAACAGGACATAGCAAAGTTGGCGGTAGAGCAAGAAACTTTATCTCGACGAGAACAACCAAAAACCAGGATTGAAAAATCTAACGGTGCCGATGCTCCACCTCCAGTGGATCCACGGGCAACAGCTTGGGCACAAAAAGAAGAAAATTCTTGGTTCGGAAGAGACCGAGTGATGACTTCTGCTGCTTTTGAAATAGACAAGGAAATGCAAGAACAAGGAATAAATCCTACTTCTGCCGACTACTACGAGCAGTTGGATGGACGGATTAAAGAAGCGTTTCCACACAAATTTGAACAAGAGGAAGCTAAAGCTCCTCCTGTACAAGCAGTTGGACGAACTAGCGCTGGGGCTAACCCAAACACTAGGAAGTCCAGAAAAGTAAAACTCACAACAAGCCAACAAGCAATTGCTAAGAAGCTTGGTGTGCCATTAGAAGAGTACGCAAAGTATGTCTAAATATAGGAGTATAATATGACAGATCGAAACTCCCGTTCTGCTGAAGTTCGAGAAAAAACCACTCGCAGAAAACCTTGGCAACCACCATCCAGTTTGGATGCGCCACAACCCCCTCCAGGATATAAATATCGCTGGATCCGTGAAAGCATTCTCGGGCAAGATGATAAAACGAATATGTCTAAACGTATTCGGGAAGGATTCGAGCCAGTTCGGGCAGAAGCTCATCCTGAGTTTCAAGGTCCAACAATTGAGGACGGCAAACACGCAGGTGTTATTGGAGTTGGTGGTTTAATTTTAGCCAAGATTGATGAGTCGATAGTAGATGAACGTAAGGAATATTTTCAAGATATGACCGATGCGTCCATGCAAGCTGTTGATTCTGAACTAATGAGGGAAAGTAATCCTATTATGCCTATCGAAAAACCGACTCGTCAAACGAGAACGGAGTTTGGTAGCAGAAAAGATCTTTCTAAAGACTAACCTTTAACTAAATGGGTAATTAAACTATGGCAAATACTAATGACCCCAATGGGTTTACACCAGCATATCATTTGACTGGTGGAACTATTAGACCTGCTCAAATGAGAATCGCTAGTGCGACAAATGCTTCTATCTTTAGTGGCGACGTTGTCAATCTATCAAGTGGTTATATCATTCAAGGCACGGCTACTGGTGCTCCTGTTGGCGTTTTTGCTGGCGTTTATTATGAGGCAAGTGATGGCACTCCGACGTTTTCAAAACATTGGACTGCTGACACTGCTACATTAGGAAGTGCAGATGCTAAGGCTTATATTTATAACGATCCAGATATCGTTTACGAAGCTCAATTTACTGCTGGTACACCAGCTGTAAGTTTTATTGGCAATAAATACACTCTTTCAACGACTGCTGGTAGTACATCTACTGGTCGTTCTGCGGAAGGTGTGACTGCTACTACATCTTCTGGTGTTGCTCTTTGTGTTGGCTTTGTGGATACACCAAGCAACTCAATTGGAGCTAGTGCCAGAGCATTCTTCCGTTTCCCTGCTAATCCGTTTGAATAGGAGTTAAGAAATGGCAATTAATCGAGCACAACTCGTTAAAGAACTTGTTCCAGGACTTAATGCTTTATTCGGACTGGAGTACTCACGATATGCTGATGAACACACCATGATTTTCGACACAGAAAATTCTGACCGTGCTTATGAGGAAGAAGTGATGCTCTCTGGATTCGGAGAAGCAGCAGTAAAAGGCGAAGGCGCTGCAGTTAAGTATGACACTGCCCAAGAAACTTGGACAGCACGTTATACACACGATACTGTGGCATTAGCTTTCTCCTTGACTGAAGAAGCGATGGAAGATAATCTGTATGATACCCTATCTGCACGATACACTCGTGCTCTTGCTCGTTCTATGCAACAAACAAAGCAGATTAAAGCTGCAAATGTGTTGAATAACGGGTTCAGTAGTAGTTATCCAGGAGGAGACGGTAAAGAACTTTTCGCTACCGATCATACTTCTTTAACTGCTGGTGACCTTAAGAACGAACTAAGCACAGCTGCAGACCTTAATGAAACATCTATGGAGCAGGCACTAATTGATATTGCTGGCTTTAAAGATGAGAGAGGTCTGAAGGTTAATGCACAAGCACAAAGATTAATTGTGCCACCTGCATTACAGTTTATCGCAGATCGGTTGTTAAACACACCAGGAAGAGTCGGAACTTCAGATAATGACATCAATGCAATTAGAAATATGGGCATGGTCCCAGATGGCTACGCTGTGAATCATTATTTGACAGACACTGACGCTTGGTTTGTTAAAACAGATATACCTAATGGTCTCAAGCACTTTGTTCGAACCGCAGTTTCCACTAACATGGAAGGCGATTTCGAAACAGGAAATGTTAGATATAAAGCAAGAGAAAGATACAGCTTCGGCTGGTCTGACTGGCGCGGTATTTTTGGCTCTCCTGGTGCATAACGCTATAGAGTATTAAAACGCAAGTAATATGGAACCTATGATGCGGGGGTTTCTCACTCAACCCGCATCGCTTTATCTAGGGATAAACTTGTTCTACAGACTGACCTAGCAGACAAGCCAAGACGGTAGAACTTATTTTTTCGGAGAAAAAATTATGGCGCAATCAACCTTTTCAGGTCCAGTTAGATCACTGGCTGGATTTATCTCAGCAGGCAATGCTTCAGTAGTAAGCCTTACTGCCGATACATCAATTACAGTGGCATCTCACGCAGGTAAAATTTTGCTTTGTAACGACGCAGACGGTAAATTTACTTTACCTACTATCGTTGCAACTGCTCCTGGCGAAGACACAGACCCTAACCAAACTAATAATTTAGGAGCTCAATTCATGTTTGTTGTTGTTACAGCAGCCACAGATATGGACATCTTAACCGATGGAACCGATAAATTTGTTGGTGGTACTTACACGGGTGTAACTGACGCTACTGGTAAAACCTTTATATCTGGAGCAAGTAACGATGTTATCACTATGAACGGTACTACTAAAGGCGGACTAGCAGGCAGTATCGTTAGATGTACTGCGATAGCTTCCGCTAAGTATGCAGTGGAAGGAATCATACTAGGTTCGGGAACACTAGTAACTCCATTCGCTGACGCTTAATAGGAGGTGACACATGGCTAATACAGTCACAGGACCAACTAATCAACTAGATGGTGAGAAAAAACTCATAGTCTATTGCTCAGTTTTATCAGACGGAAGCGCAAGTAGCACGACTCTAGTAGATGTTTCGGCATTAAACACGTCAACATTAAACGGTGAGTCTTGCGCACATGTTTCTTTAAACAAAATTTGGTACACCTGTAGCGGTGCTCCAGATGCACCTGCTTCTCTTGATTGGGATGCAACAACTGATGTCACTTTTTTAACATTGGCTTACGATAATTCGTTTGACTTTAGTGAAATCGGTGGTTTAAAGAACACTGCTGCTTCAGGGTATTCAGGGGATGTACTTTTCGTTATTCCCTCTACTTCTGATGCGGGTAATGAATACACCGTTTGGTGTGAGTTTTTGAAATACTACGAAGCTCCAGGATCTTAGATTATGGCAACTTCTGGTACTAAAACATTTGCCCTAGACACAGGCGAAGTAATAGAAGAAGCGTATGAACTTGCTGGGCTAGAAGCTCGGACAGGATATGATGCAGCAACAGCTAGACGATCTTTAAATGTTATGTTTGCAGATTGGTCGAACCGAGGCATTAATATATGGACTATTGCTCAAGTTAGTTTAACACTAACAGAAGGCACAGCAAGTTATACGTTGAATTCTTACGATATCGATATTCTTGAGGCAGTTATACGCAGAACGGTAAATGGTACACAAACTGATTATCAAATGAGTCGAGTTGGTCGTATGGAGTATCTAAATATTCCTAATAAAACAACCGAGGCAAGACCTACAGAGTTTTTTGTTGACAGACAGGCAACTCCTGTTCTTAAGCTGTGGCCAACCCCTGAAAACTCTACCGATGTTTTTGTAAGCTATCGGATTCAACGAATAGACGACGTAACTGCTTCGGCACAAGATCAACAAATACCCAGCCGATTTATACCACCCATGGTCTCTGGTTTAGCATATTATATG